TGGTGTTTGCCAGAAAGACACAACGAAGTTATGCTTATAGACAACTCACTTGAAAAAGTCAAAGAAGCACTAAAGAATAGTTTATACAACAAGTTTGTATTCAACAAAAAGAACATTATTCAAATGTTTGGTGAAGATTATGACTTTGTTGATTTGTCCTTGGTCAAGTATCTCAACGACGGCGCTATAGAAGAAAATGATTATGAAACAAATGCTCATACATTCATAAGCCGTAACTTTAGAAACATTCCAGACACTAATATGTGTGTGCCTGTTTATAAACATGCTCGTACTTTTATAAACAAACTAACCGGCATTCATACTCTTAATATTGATATAATCAAAGAAGAAGGTTTTTCTTTTGTAAACAATACTATGACCAACTGCTTTGCTAAGTTAGAAGCAAATGGACTGTGTGTAACCGAAGACTTTACAGATGAGTTTGGTAATGAGCAAACCAAGCATATTAAAGACAATCTTGTATTTTCTCAATATAATCTACTAACATCAACAGGTCGTCCAAGTAATAGATTTGCGGGTGTAAATTATGCTGCTCTTAATAAAAATGATGGTAGTAGAGATTGTTTTGTATCAAGACATGGTGATGATGGTATGCTTGTTATGATGGACTATAGTGCGTTTCATCCAAGACTAATTGCACATCTTACTAATTTTAATATGGGAGTTGATACAAATCCATATGCTTATCTTGCCAAGTATTATTTTGATAAAAAAGAAGCAAATGAAGAAGATATTGCTGTAGCTAAAGCATATACCTTTACTCAAATATATGGAGGCTTTGATAAGAAATGGCTACACATACCCTACTTTGCTAAAATACAGGCATATATTGACCATAGATGGAAGTTCTTTGAGGAAAATGGCTATATAGAGACTCCAAAATATAAAAGAAAGATAAAGTTGTGTCATATCAGCAATCCTAACCCAAGCAAACTGTTTAATTATATACTACAAGCTTTTGAAACTGAAATGGCAGTTGATGTGTTAGGTGAGCTATTAGAGTACCTAAATGATAAAAAGTCCAAGCCTGTGCTTTATACATACGACAGCATACTGTTTGATATGCATAAAAGCGACAAAATGACTACTATAAAAAAGCTAAAACATATAATGGAGCGAGATAAGTTTCCTGTTAAGGTATATGTTGGAAAAACATATAAAGATATGCGACATATTCAAATAGCTTGATATTTATAATATAGTTGTATATATCACATGCGGTTTTGTGGTATATATGAATATTTATATACCATGGACAAAAACAAGATTATAGACGACATTTTGAATGAATGGGCAATGCGCTCACACGATGGCTTGGTGTCTGGACATAGTACACCGGAGAATCAATTGGTATTACAAGAAATTTTGGCAGAGAAAAAAACGACATCTCCGAAAGAAAAGGAAATGGCAAAAAAGATGATGAAACCGGTAGCAATGGGCGCAACCAAACAAACCAAGATAAAAAATACATCAAAGTTTAAAACAGATTTAGAAAGATATAAACATTTTGCTTCTGAAAAACGCGCGGGGAATACTTCTGCAAAATGGATGAGAAATGCAATTAACACATCAACTTCAGACGAAGCTGCTAGAGAATTCTTAGATATGTATGATGTGTGTTCTATGGAAGAAGCTATTGAAGTTTATAATAATCCAAGATATGCATCCATAATAGATAGAGTTGAGGGAAAAGAGCGTAAAGGACTGGGTAGAGGTGAATTGATATTTGTATTTTTAATGGAAGGATATAAATCTGGTGGAACTCGCGAAGTAGATTTGGTTTTTGGTAGTATAGATAGAGACATTGAAATGAAAGAATTGACTGGAAAAAACAAAAAACCAGTAATCAATATTAGCGCACCGACTCTAAAAGGATATTATAATACAGAATTTAGATTGGCTATTGACGAGCTTGCTACCGAAATTCGTAAAAGTGGGAATAAAAATTCCGAACAATATAATTATGATTTTAACAAAGACAAAAATTTAGGAAATTTCCTAGTTCATGTATTTCGTAATTATTCTGGAGACGTGCCAGGAAATAAAATAAAGATGGAACGCTCTCTTGAAAATTTTGTAAGATTGTTAAGAACTACCGAAATGCCAACAAATTTATTTAATGCATTTACAGCAATATGGCAGAAATTACAATCTAAAGAAGGCAGTGTAAGTGTGGCAGCGGGTGGTAATGATTCTGCGGCCAATGTGCCAACCGGCACGGCAAAGATAGGTATTACTGTTGGTGGAGAGAAAAAAGAATTTTCAGTAGATCCTGTTCAAGCAAAAAAAGAATTGCAATCGCTTACTACCGACCCTAAAAAGAATAGTATACAATTGAATGTTACTTCCGATAAACAAGAAATGACCGAAACTGATTATATTGGAGAAACAAAAAATTTACTATATTTCAAAAACAAATACACAATTTCAAAAATATCAGTTGAACTTCGCAGTTTGTTGAAAAACAAATACAGCGGACTAATTGTAATCGATAAGCGTTCTGGAAATAACGCCAAGTTTGTTTCTTCAAACAGCAATTTTACTTTCTTGAGTCTTGGTTTTAACAAAATAAACTTTATTTTGCCCGACGAAGAAAAAAATGTAAAAGCCGACGACGACGGCGGAGAAAATTAAATATGAAAAACATCAGCAAATTTATTTTTAGTATTATAACCGAGGCTTCATTGGATAGTAGAATACCCAACGGGGTTGTGAATCTAGAAAATACCGAACATATTCAAGTTGTAGCCGAAGCGATGTATGATGCATGTGAAGATGAAAATATTGTAAATGAGTTTGTTGAATCTTTTGTTGGCGAAGGTAAACATCCCGACCGCCAAGCATACAATAAAGATGGATGGTTGGTTACATTTCCGTCGGCTCAATACAAACAAGCAGCAATCAAAAAAGGTACGCACTATCCATCAGACCCAACTCATGGAAAAGGCGGAATGAATCTTTACTATAAGAAGCGCGGAAAACAGAAGAGGCAGACCCAACAAGTCACAACCACCAGCGAACCCGTACAAACAAATCAACCGACACAAAAGAAAGCACAGCCTGTACCCAACCCCAAAAAATCATCCAGCGATGTTCCTCGCGATGAAGAAGGCAACCCACTTTATAGTTCAGTGACTGACGACGATGTTAATGATACTGGACCAGAACCAGAACAAGTGGCCGATGAGCCAGAAGAAACCGATACAGAAGATCCTCAAGCAACAAATACACCTACTAATTCGACTGAACCAGTTTTAGCGGAGCCACCAAAAAAAACGCCAGAACCAGCACCTGCACCAACAGTACCAGCCCCACCATCATACACAGCACTATCTGTAAAGTTTGCAACATCCAAAGGATGGAAATCAACACCATATGGTGAATATAGAGATGAAACAGGAGCAACCGCAGCTGTGGTGGGATTGTCTGGAGAAGTAGTTCCGATCAAGAATGTAGACAGAGAAGAATTCAAAATCTTTGCTGAAAAGAACCCTATGTAAAATGCGTGAGTTTAATACACAACTATTGTGTACGTTTGCAAAACAACAAACCTACTCTGAAACGATAGATGCATTATTTGCATACTATCAAGTACCAGATGGTAGAATATATGTGTTGCAAAGTGGATTGTCTAAAGATGATATTTTTCTTACATTTAATGCTACCAAAACTGGTGGTGAGTTTTATCCAAACACAATGTCGGTGCATCGTAAAAAAGAGTATAACATACTATACTCTATAAACGCATTAAATGAGTTGATTAAATCAGAAAATAATGGAGTAATGTCATCGTCCTATCAAATTTCTTGGGAACAATATCGTAGCAGTTTTATTACAGCGCGAGATGGAAAAGTGAAAATTACTCCAACAAAATTGTTAAAAATATTCAAATATAATTAGTAAAAAAACCAAGGATTTTCCTCGTAGATTTATACTTATATTTGAATTAACAATTGCCCATTTAACAGTTAAAGATTAAGTATTTCACTTCTTATAGATTGACGAATGACGATTGTTAATTCATATTGCCTACTTATCTGGTTGGCAGTATCAATCAGAATAAATTAATAATTAACAAATAAATCATTATGTCATTAGACCTAGCAAAAATCAGATCGCGTCTTGATAGCCTCAAGACCACTACAACAAAGTCCACAAGTTTGTGGAAGCCAACACCAGGAAAGTGCGTAATTCGCATCGTTCCTTATGCTCATAACCCAGAGAATCCGTTTATTGAACTGTTGTTTCACTACAACATGAACAATAAAACTTACTTGTCTCCTTCTTCATTTGGTCGTCCAGATCCAATTGTTGAGTTTGCAACCAAACTCAAGAAGAGTGGTGATAAAGAAGAGTGGAAGACAGGTCGCAAGCTTGAACCAAAGCTTCGTACTTATGTTCCCATCCTTGTTCGTGGTCAAGAGAGCGAAGGTGTTAAGTTTTGGGGAATGGGTAAGCAAGTTTACCAAGATATCTTGGGAATCATTGCCGATCCTGATTACGGTGATATCACAGACCTAAAGAGTGGTCGTGACATTACGGTTGAGTTTAAGACCGCCGAAGAATGCGGTAAAGACTTTCCAGAAACATCCATTCGTGTTAAACCAAACCAAAGTGCGGCATTTGACATTAATGATTCCACCGTTAAAGAAAAGGTCAAGAATCAAAAGAACGTCACAGAACTCTTTCCAGAGTTGACCTATGAAGAACTTGCTGCTGTTATGGATACATGGTTGAATGCTTCCGAAGGTAATCCCGACGGAGATTCTGCACCAGTTCCAACGGAAGAAGTTGTAGAAACGCCAGTTGTTAGCGCAACCGCTAAAGCTGCTATCAAGGCTCCCGCCTCAACAAAGGCGATTGCCGACGAGTTTAATGACTTGTTCAACCAATAAGGTTGAAATAAGTAGTAAACTATAAATTAAAAAAGGGTGTACTGTTGTACACGATGGTACACCCTTTTTAACTTTCAAACAATTATACATTATGAAAAAAGCAAAAGGAAAAGACGAAAGTAATTCTGGCAGAGATGAGTTGGCAGAAGCACTCGCAGAGTCTTTGAATAAAAACGGTAAAGTTGCATTCTTTTTAGATGCAGAAGATGATCCTTCTCAAATCATTGACTGGGTTTCTACCGGTAATAGTTTGGTTGATTTGGCTATTGCAAATCGCCCAAATGCAGGATTACCAGTTGGTCGTATAACCGAACTAACAGGTCTTGAAGCATCTGGTAAGAGTTTGATGGGAGCACATTTGCTCGCAGAAACTCAACGCAAGGGTGGATTGGCAGTTTTCATTGATACCGAGTCGTCGGTTGATCGTGATTTCTTGACTGCAATCGGCGTAGACACAAACAAGATGATGTATTTAGCATTAGATACCGTTGAAGATATCTTTGATAAAATCGAAGAAATGATCGCAATGGTTCGTAAGGCTAATAAAAATCGCTTGGTTACAATCCTCGTTGACTCAGTTGCCGCAGCTTCTACCAAGAAAGAAATGGCAAGCGACCACGGTGCAGATGGATATGCAACAGGTAAAGCTATTGCTATCAGTAAAGCAATGAGAATGATCACAGGATTGATTTCAAAGCAACGCATCTGTTTAGTGTTTACAAATCAACTTCGTCAGAAAGTTGGATTTGTTGGTCTTGGCGATCCATATACAACAAGCGGCGGCAAGGCTATTGCTTTCCACGCATCATTGAGACTTCGTTTGAAGTCGGTCGGTCAAATCAAAAATGCTGACAAGCAAGCAGTAGGTATCAAAACAAAATGCACTATTATCAAAAATCGTATGGGTCCACCTATGCGCAGTGTTGAGTTTGATATTTTCTTTGATCGTGGTATTGATAACTATGGTAACTGGCTTGAGAAATTGATCGAATGGGACATTGTTACTAATGCTAAGAAGGTCAAGTCTACTGAAAAGAAGACAAAGAAGCAATTAGAAGAAGAAAAGGAAGAAGACAAGAAAGCAAAGAGTCTTCAATTCATTATGGAAGTCCAAGGCAAAGAAGCCGAGACAGTCGTATTTGAAAAGAAGGATTTGCCAATACTTCTAACAACTCGTCCAGAATGTAAGGATTATCTATACAACAAGATGTGCGAACAGTTCATCATGAAGTATAAAGATCCAAATTCTGAGATGTCTGCGGACGTTGAATACGCCGAAGGCGGCGATGGAATGGAAGATTAAAAACTAACTGTGTGGAGTGAAATACCTCTACACAGTTCTCATATAATGGAAAACGAAACAAAGAAAAAGTTTGCATCAATATTTTCACAGATAAAATCTGAACATGCAACTGCGCCCGTAAATACAAAGAAAAACAAGAATGATGATATTCTTGTAGTAGATGGTACTAACAACTTTATTCGTGTATGGAGTGTAGTTCCTACACTGAATGATAATGGAGAACATGTTGGCGGTATAAGTGGATTTTTAACTACACTTGGTTATGCTGTAAAATTATTAAGACCTACTAGAGTTATTATTGTGTTTGACGGTAAAGGTGGAAG